TCATCATCCTCGCGGTTCGCGAAGTGGTCGTCCTCCTCAGGGTTCGCAAAGTGCTCTTCATCATCCTCGCGGTTCGCGAAGTGGTCGTCCTCCTCAGGGTTCGCAAAGTGCTCTTCCTCGTCCTCGCGGTTCGCGAAGTGGTCATCCTCCTCAGGGTTCGCGAAGTGCTCTTCCTCGTCCTCGCGGTTCGCGAAGTGGTCATCCTCCTCAGGGTTCGCGAAGTGCTCTTCATCGTCCTCGCGGTTCGCGAAGTGGTCATCCTCCTCAGGGTTTGCGAAGTACTCCTTTCCATCGAGCGTAACTGTCATTACGCGGCTCATCATCCCCTCACCGTGGCAGACGCGGTAGTGAATGTGCGGCTGGAGTTCTCCCTTAAAAGGCACTAAGTAGCTCTGTGGCCTGCGAACTTTGAGCGTCGCATAGCCATCGCTATCCGCTACCGCAACGCCTGCATTACGGTATGAGATATACGCATGACGCCAATTTTGTAGCTTCTTCAAGTCCTTATTAGCAGGCTCAGCAGCCCAGTATAGTACCTTCATGCCTGGTTCAACAAATACACGAACCTCTGTATCAGCGCCTTCGGGGGTCTGTGCCTGCAGTATGCTGCACGGCATTACAGTTCCGCCTAGAAACGGCAGATATGTATCACGGTAAAACGCGATACACAGCGCTGCTACACCAACGAATAAGAAGATAGCGTTTGTTAACGCTCCCTTGCCGAGAGCGTAGGATATAAAGTCCTTTCCAGTGAAGGCGACGTATCCCCAGTTTAATCCTCCAATCACTAAGAGTAGCACGGCGAATGCGTAAAGCTTGTGTTGCATATATTTACTTATCATTCTACTTATTAGACATATAAATCGTATACGGGAGCTTCAGGTGTAAACGCCTTTTCTTGGACCTTGTATTTGCTGAAAACGGGAAGATCTATTTGTTTTTTGGGAACGGCTTTGTGTACAGATGAGGCTAGAGCGCGGTAAAGGTCAAAATCGGGATACCGTTCGTCTCCATCGGGTTTCCGTAAAACATTTTTACCTTCGTCGTCTATTAACCATGACCAAATAAGATTGTACACTTCTGATACTGTTGCTAAATAGATTTTGGAACCTTCCTTATTCATGACACGAGCAGGTTTCATCGTTTCGGGAGTATCAGGATAGAGGGCCTCTAATAGACTTACAGCTAGACGTGAGAGGTCGAAGGATGTATTAGGTTCAACACACTTCTCAGTTTTATCAAAGAAAGGTTCACAGTTATACTGTGTACCAGCATCGTTACCAGGGAAAAATGCATCACTTATTACAAACCCGACTGGGTCGGGCAATGTATACGTTGCCCGTCCGAAATCAATAATCTTCATAATACGCCCATAGGTCGGCACCTTCATTATCTTTTCCTCATTGTTCTTGATTACACGGTAATATAAATGCGTAGTTCCAGTGCCAGTCCACAAGATATTGTTTGTATGTAAGTCATTGTGTACAAATCCGTAGTAATGTTGTGCACATGTCAATGCAGCAATGACCTGGAAGAGCCATGCTGACCAACGATCTTCCTTTGTGCTTGCTAAAGCCTCGTCATCGGGTTCTTCATTGTCTAGTAACTCGTCCATAGTGCCTTCCGCACGCTCCAAAAGAGTAACCTGCACTGGGAAATTATTGAATTCAACATATTGTTCAAATTCACTTGTACTTGAGTACTCATCTGATGTTTCTGAATCCTGCCTCATCCGCTGAATGCGTAGAGAAGGCTTTGTAAGCTGAACAGGGGCTTCGTCACTCTTAACTGGTTCGACTTCAGACACTTCTTCCTTTTTATCGTCTTCTGTATTACCGTTGCCGTCCTCGTCTACAGCTATAAAATCGCCTTCTTCAATTGCACTTATGCCCTCTGTTAAAAATTTCGTATCGGACACTTCAGCCCCTTCGTCATCCTTTACTAATTTAAACAGACCGGCACGTTGATTACGTTTCCACCAGGGTGCATTTCGTAAACTTTCGTACTCATCAGTTATATTGTATAGGTAGCGGTCTACACGAGCTGTAAATGTGCCTAGGCAACCACACCAATGGGGTGAAATACCGCTCTGAACCAACTTGGAAGCGCAGAGAGCAAACAAAGCATCTACGTAGGCTTCATTCAAGGGCTCATTAATCTTACCCAGTGCCGCTTTCCATAATTCTGAAGGTGCGGGTAGAGCTCCGCTGCTAGGCCACACGTACTCGCCTTCCATAGCGTTACCAGCATCTAACAGATGGACCCTCTTGATAAAGACTGGAACCGTTTTACCTGCGACTTCAACAGACCCCTGAAATCTCGATGTTTTGTCAACTTCCAAGCTCTGCCATAATTCGCCAGAAATACCAGTCCAGCATTTCTTATATAAAGTGGTCGACCCTGCATATTCAGGCATCAGTTTCTCTAGCAAAGACCAAAACGGTTGACATTCTGAAAATTCAGGCAGTGAATCCAGTATAACATTTGGTATATCTCCCATTGTAGGCGTGACAGTTAGACAATCAGGTAGCTCTTTGACCGCCGGAGAGGCAACATGAGGTTTTGCAACTTCTATTTTAGCTCCTTGCGCATGACCACCCCGTCCTCGCCCTCCACGTCCTTTTCCTCGTTGTGGCATTTCTAAATCATAATTGCGTCCTTTAATTATGAACAATTCCGCATATACATGTATCAATCATGAGTGTCCCACCGGCGGGCTCAAATCTAAGTAGCATTTTACCTGGTATGGGTGGTGCACAAGCAGCTGCTCCTAGACCAACCGTAAATTTACGACTTAGTAAATTTAATATGAATATGGTACCCGACGATGCCGTAGTCCTTTTTATTGGTCGTCGTGGCACAGGTAAATCCTGGCTTATTAAGGATATTATGTGGCACAAACAACGGATGCCTATAGGCACAGTTATATCAGGAACTGAAGGCGCAAATGCTTTCTATTCAACAATTGTTCCCAGTCTGTTTATTCACGAAGAATTCAATTCATCGATTGTAGGAAATGTATTGAAGCGTCAGGACGCTCTGACAAAGCAAATACGTAAGGAAGAACAAGCAGGACGTAAGTCGGCTTTGGACCGTCGGGCTTTCATCGTGATGGACGATTGTATGTACGATAATAAGTGGGTGACGGATCGTGGAATTAGGTCTCTTTTCATGAATGGTCGTCATTATGGTCTACTGTATATTTTGGCACTTCAGTACGTTTTGGGTATTCCACCTGTCCTCCGTGGCCAAGTTGATTATGTATTTATTTTACGAGAGAACCAGGTGTCCTCCAGACGTCGTATTTACGAGCAGTTTGCAGGCATCTTTCCGACATTTGAACTTTTCTGTCAGATTATGGACCAGTGCACAGAAAACTATGAATGCTTAGTTATCCACAACGGTTCAAAGACAAATAAGCTTGAAGATTGCGTATTCTGGTACAAGGCTGAGAGACATCCTGATTTTAAGATTGGATCTAGAGACTTATGGATAAAGTCTGCGGAATACGAACGACAGAAGGAGATTGCCGAAGCGCAAGGCAACCAAGGAAATAATTTAACGACTGCAGGAACGACTAATAAGGGACCGATTATTATGGTAAATAAATATTAACACAAGTTAAGGATGCCTTTAAAAAATGTTCGCGAAACGTTTCTTGAAAAAAGTAGTAGAAAACTTGTAAATTCTTCAGGCCGTGCGTTGAATCCTAATGGAAAGCCTATACTTAATTTTAATAATAGAGTTAATACAAGAGGAAATTTAATACGAAACAGATTAGGTAGGAATATGACTAGAAGAGCAGGTATTTTTTCAACATTTAAAATAGGAAAGAGACAATTACCTTATACAAATGGTCCTGAATCACCAGTTAATAATATATCGGAAGAAAATGCGGAAGCTATAAAATATCGTAGAATAACAAATAGATGGTCACCATTAACTCGTAGAAACCCACGTCTTAACGTAGCCAATTCAAAGATCCTAGCAAATATTCATGCAGCAGCAGCGCCAAATTACAATTATGATACTATGGTCCAAGCAGTGCGGGCAAGAAGCAATATTAATGATATTCATAAAGCAAAGATTTCAGACCGTCTACATGCTCTTTACTATGAAGGGAATAATGATGAAAATGAAAATGAAAACGATGCAAACCTGCGGGCTTGGGTAGCAGCGTCAGAAGAGGGACGCCAACGAATTGTACTTGCTTCATCTGAACGTTCTATGGCCGCGCGCGCAGAAGCTGAACGCCAACGCATTATAAGAGCTGCAGCAGAAGCAGAAGCGGAAGCGAACCGCCAACGAACATTAAGTGTTGCTGCTGCTCCTGAATTTGTCAGTCTGAATACGATTAGAAAGAAATCGGCTCCTAAACCATCCCTGCCTGCATACTTTACTGCTCAGGCTAAAGGCATGAATGGTATATAAACAACAATGGACCGACCGACATGGGACGAATACTTCAAAGAAATCGTCCAAGTCACGGCTAAACGCAGTCCATGTGAGCGTTTACAAGTAGGATGTATACTTGTAAACGATAATCGTATAATTAGTCAAGGGTACAATGGATTTCTTCCAGGCTGTTCTCATAAAAGTATTGTTCGCGATGGCCATGAGCAGGCGACTGTTCACGCAGAACAAAACGCAATCGCAGACTGTGCAAAACGTGGCACAAGTTGCGCGAACGCCACTGCCTATGTTACACATTATCCTTGTATTATCTGTACTAGAATATTACTTGCTGCAGGTATAAAAAAAATTAAGTACATTACGGACTATAAGAACGATGAACTAGTACAACTATTTTGTAAGGAACTACAGGTTGAACTAGAGCAGATTCAGCAATAAAACGAGTTAGGATTATCAAATATATGTATAGAAGATTCAAATAATTGTTTAACAAAGAAAAAAGATATCTGGTCTTGTATTCCACAATCTTCTATATGTTTATACCAAGTCTCATTTATTTTATTTATTTTTTCATGTTTCATATTTCTTATTAATAGTCCACATGCGCAATGACGTTCCGTTATAGGTTTTAAACCATTATTTATTTGGTTATTAATATAGTTTTTATATTTTTCGCTTTCTACTCTATAGCGTTGTTGGAACATACTTTCATTATATTCTTCCCAAACACTATTGGCTATATACCAATGTTGCCTTAGCATTAAAGCATAGTTTTGTTCTATAAAATACGTATTTATATATTCTTCGATTAGAGGTACATTTACATAAGTTAATTTGGTATCCATATAGCATAAATAATCGTAATTTTGTAGTTCCTGAAATTTGTGAGGACATGTTTTTACGTACTTGCCAGTCATGTTACTTTCAATGAGATCATCGTTTGTAGATTTATTATCAAAAACGCCAATCCATTTTGTTTGTTTTAAATTTTCTAGCATAGTTGCATTATTAGTAAAGTAATAACAATGATATTTTTCAGATGGGAGGTCGGGGATTTTAAATGCTTTATTTTCAGTCGACCCATAAAAATATGCATAAAAAGCCAATTTCATTTATTTAACTACTTTTTATTTAATAGAAGAAATACCTTAGTTGCGTTTTTAATAAGTATTCTAAATCATTCTACTAACTAAAATGAAGATTATATATGGAATTGGTGAAAATAAGATTGATGTTACTGAGATTTGTTTAACTAGACTGCAAAAGAATAGTATCATTACAATCCCTTCCGGTGACGATGATAGAGCAGTCTTTTTCGGCGATCCTCTTTGGGGAAGCAAAAAAAAGGTCTTTATAGAAAAAGATGGTATTGTAACAGAATACGATGATAATTATACAATAAAAATTAAAGATAATATAATAAGTGCTTTAAGTAGTTCTGAATTAGAAGCTAAGATAAAAGCTATTCAATCTAGCCTACAATTACGTCATGGTAGTTTTGAGGACGAAGGTCCTGAACAAAGAATGGTTGTACGATATTTTACTGGAAAAGAAAAGGTTTTAGAAATTGGAGGAATATTGGAAGAAACTCTATGATAATCGGTTCTATCCTGAATAAGCACAACAATACAAACTTTGTAGTTATGGAAAGTGATGGAAATAGTTCTAATCAATTACGAGAAAACAGAGATCTAAACAAACTTACGTTTTTTGTTGAAAACTCAGCATTATCGAAGAGAAAATTAATACAACAAGGATGGAACACCATTGTATCAGATACGTTGCTAGATGGATATTACTCAATTAATACAATTACATTCGATGAACTTAATGCTAAATACAATATGAAGTTTGATACACTGGTATTAGATTGCGAAGGAGCATTTTATTATATTCTAATGGATATGCCTGAGATTTTGAACAATGTGAACATGATTATTATGGAGAATGATTACTGGGAACTATCGAAGAAACAATATATTGATGATGTGCTAGAAAAAAACAATTTTTATAGAGATTACGTTGAGAGTGGTGGATGGGGTCCTTGTTATTCTAACTTCTTTGAGGTATGGCTAAAAGATACCTCCAGTACTTCCAAATCCACCAGTACCACGTAGCGTTTCTCCACCAGGAATTTCTGAAACAATTCGCACTTCGTCCCAAGGTAGCAAATCAGGCGTCGCCAGCTGAAAGATACGCTGACCCAAGGTAATTGCACAATTACCAATTCGTATATTGTCGACTGGAGCCATAATCTTACCACGGTACCCAGCATCAATTAAGCCAACAGAATTACTCATTCGTAGATATAGTTTTGAAATACTACTACGAGGAAGAAGCCAATAGGCACGAAAGAGGTTTCGCGAAGTATCATAAAATGCAGCTACACAATTCTGGTCCAGCTTTTCAGCAGCTGCCTGAGGAAGAACAGTCACCTCATTGCAGAAGAGGTCAAATCCTGCATCGCGGTCTGCATACGCCTTTGCATTGTATGCATTTGCAGCCGCGCTGTAGAAACCTTTGAACGCTTCGTCTGGAACAATGTAAAGAATATAACCCATTTTTAAAAACCTCCTTTCTTACAAAAAATCCAATCAATTTTGTAAGAAACAGTAGAGATGCTAGATACTACGTTACGGCCAATCTGTTTTGGATTGCCAAAAGAGGTTACACCAGAGGCAGCGAAAGCAGTAGGCCCGGTCGCTTTCAAGAAATACGAACATGCGTTATA